GATGCGGTAATCGAACCATCAACGATCAACTCACCAGTCTGACGACGCATAATGCGCGGGTTCGACATATAAAAGTTTCCAGCCGTCGATGCAGCTCTAGCAACGTAGAGTTGCATTTTATAGACGTTAGCGGGAATTACGATATCTAGAGTGAATAAATCCCAAGCGGTAGTGCTTGTTGGCACTATCACATTTAGCGTCGTGTATGTTCCAGTTATTGTTCTAAAATACGCATACAAAATAACCTGACCGTTAGAACCAGCGTCAAATACGCAATCCGCCGTAAGTAGATAAGTCTCACCCGGAGAAACTTGAATACCAGCGTTTACGTCCGTGTGTAATGCGTTGTGCGAGAATAAAGATGAACCACCAGCAGGTGCGAACTTTGCAACATATATACTCTTTGCACCAACGGGAACACCAACAGACGTGCTTAGAACAATAGATTGACTTGAGGGCGATAAGTGACGATACCAGTCTGTAAAGTCGCCTGTAAGAAATTGAGCATTGGAAATTAAGTTTTCGGTATTACCAATTAACATCTTTTCAGAAGTTACTGATTTTGCCGCAAGTTCGGTTACGCCAATTGCGCCCGCTGCAATTTTACCAGCTACAATAGAGTTAGCCTCGATATCAGCACCATCAATCGCATTAGTCCAACCCGACCCCGTATTTCGATAAGTCTTATCATCTGTTGTTAGAAAGACTTGTCTACCTTCAACATGCGGCGCTGATGGTAATACGGAGACAACCTCTATCGGTTTAATTGTAGAAGCAAACGAAGTAGAGTTTATAAGACCTATTAAATTAGCAGTTGTTACCGCTGTTGATGCCGCCGTTGTAGCGTTGACCGATGTAGACCACGCGGATTTATTACCAGAAGTGTCGAGTGCGCGTATCCAATAATATCTTTGCGACGAAACTGGGAGACTGCTTCTTGAAAATGTATTACCTGTTGCGTTAAAAGTCGCCACAGAACCAATAGTTGGAACCGGTGTCGCTGTTACAGATTCATAAATTTCATAAGAACTTAAATCGGATTCGCTATTCGAAGCCCACGTAAGCCATATTACTCCAAAACCAGCACTTGCTGCAAAACCTGTAGGAACAGCAGGAGCGATAGAATCGCTTACAGCCGTATGAGTTACCGCCGTTGTGAAGTTAGATGTATTACCTGATTTATCTCTAGCTCTAACTCTTACGGTATAAAGAATACCAGAAGTAACAACCCATTCGTAATTATTTTTAGAAGCAGGAAAACCTACATAATTACCAGCACCTTCTTTAATTTCAAGATCATAACCTAGCATATCCGCTTCGACATTTGCAGTCCAAGTTGCGGTAAGTTTAGTTACACCATTAACAATAGAAGATGCTAGCGCTAAACCAGTTGGCGTAGCTGGCGCTATAAGATCACCAAAAGAAGAAGTTACCGCGCTGATTTGAGTGGAAATATTCATTCCACTTGTTCCAAAAACGTCGTAACCGGCAACTCTTATGTAATAAGTTGTGTCCGAGATACCGACATGAGTATAGGTGTTACTCATACCGTCATAAACAGGACTTACAACGCTGGTATTAAAACCATTTACAGTTGAAACCCAAAGTTTGTATCCAGCAAGATCATCACCGGTTGCCGTATTCCAAGAAATAACAAGATTCGAACCACTAACTACAACAGTCGGTGTTAAACCAGCAATATTAGGGTTGTTTAAAATAAGAGAAACGGCAGAGGAAGTTCTACCAATTGTATCATTTACAGTTACTTCAAACCTAACGTTTCTGGAAGGACCACGAGTGAATGTCGTATTATCCTGAACGTTCATAGCATAAGTGTAGGTGTAATTATTTGATCTAACGGTTTCCGTTCTCAAAAGAGAATTAGTTGGAACATCGTAAACCTTAATAACGTTATTCTTATAAAATGGAGAAAATTCGTTATTCAAAGCACCATTTGTAGACGTTACTTTAGAGCTTGAAGAAAAGAAATTCTTCCAAGAAATGTCAATATTTCTTGTTGAAAAAGTTGTTATACCCGGTTTTTCCGCCAATTGAAGATTACCAACAATAGGTGCGCTAGAAGTTAACCAACCAGCAATGGTATAGGTTATTTCGGTTCGTGGCGAAACAGCACCAGTATAAGAAACAGCGGTTACGTAAAATTCATAAGCACCAGCTTCTAAGTCTTCTACCGTGTAAAAAACATCTTCCGTAAGACCGAAATCAACGTAACCAGTTTTAATCGATGACATCGCCACTCGATATTTTTTAGCCAAAAAGTCCTGACTATTTGTCCATGACAATTCAATCTTTGTTTTTGGCGTATTATTCGATAGATAGTTCATTTCCGAACAAATAAAATTTGTTGGAGCAAGAACGGTATTTTTAGGTCTTGTATAAGTCGGTTTATCAAAAAACAAACCCTGTTCAATACGAGCGTATTTATTAGGGTCGTGAAACAGAGCGCTAATCTTGAAAATGTTTTTTTCAGTTTCAGCCATACTAAGAACGCGATATTGACGAGGTTGAATATCTGTTCCAGTAATAACCCACATAGCGTTCACTAGGGGCAGCGTAGAGATAGCTGTAGAGAAATTAGCTCTCTTATACCCAACAGTCGTAGAACCCTCTACAACAGCTTGTGTGAACGAAGAAACGGGTTTTGAGAGCAATGAACCATCTGGAAGTGTAATAATGATATTATAAGTCTCACCAATAGTCGGTAAGAAATGAGAATCCATATCAATATAGTTCACGTTAGAAGCTATTACGCGACCACCAATTCTAACCTCAGCTTTATTAGGGTCAGCAACGGAAATAATATCACCCGGTCTTACATCAACATGGTCCCAAGAAGCTTCATATTCAATCGTTTCAGTTTCGTTTTGCTCAACATCTAGAACCCAACGACCATATCTATTAGCAAGACCGCGAGACGTGCAACCCGTCATTTGAAGACGCTTTTCACGCCATCCATACTTCTTAAGCATTTCCTCGTTAATAACAAGTTCTACCGCTGGACGATAGAAATCGTTAGGGTCGTTCCACGAAATCAAAGCAACGGAGTGACGCGCTTTCATAGCGGTTCCAGAATATTGAAACTCGCCTTTAATAACGTTAGCTGGTGACACTAGTTTTACAGGGTCACTTGGCATATCCGCAACGGCGAAAACCTGACCAACAGACCAATAAACCATACCGCGCCATGCAGTTGTTATCTGCTGCAAGACCTTAAAGGCTTCCTGACGACTGTTAATAACACCGTTGAACGTAAATCTAGGCTCAAGAATATCAAGACCGGTTACAGTGTTCTTGTAACCGGAAGGAATTTCTTGATCACAATATTGTGCAATTTGATAAAGTGACCATTTATCAATCTTATTAGCGTCAACAAATTCACCAAGACCGTATCTATCGTTTACAATTAGATCGTAAAAAATCCAAGCAGGGTTATTTGTCCAAGCATTTTTAAAGTTACCATTCCAAATACCAGAATAAACTCTAGTAATAGGATTGTAATTAACAGGAACCTGAACAATAAGACCATCAACTTCGAAGAATCGGGATGGAATAGATTGACCCATATCTTCCGCGTTTACTTCTATAAACACGGCTGCTGTATGAGGATAAACAAATTTACCTTCAATTAGAATGGTATAACTTTCCCACCAAGTATCATTTTGTAACTTTATATTAGCGGAATCGGCAGTAATACGACGAACGCGAACGTCCCAAGGAGAACCACCTTGAGGTAATTCAATTCTATGAGCCTTTTGATAAGGGGAGCTAGTTTTTTGATTAACAATATTTTGAAGATGGGCCTCTACCCAAGCGCCGCCACTAGCACGAACATCGATAGCGTAGGAAACACTGGTTGGCTGAATAGAACCATCATCGTTATCAGTAGAAGCTAATCCAGGAATTCTAACAATAACTCTAACCGCATCAGCAGTCGGGTCAACAATAGTTCTTAAAATAGGTCCGGTAGAAACCTTAACCTGAACTTCAACCGAAGTAGGGGTTTCGATAAGCGTATGACCATTAAAAGCGGTATCATCAGGAAGACCTTTATGTTCTTCCCAAATAACATTCTTAAAGTTATAGGTATTATCCTGATTTTTAATAGGTGTTTGATCAAAGTAAATGGATTTTTCACCATTTACCAAACCAACAATTGGTCCTTCTGAAATTACTTCAACAATACGAGCGCGAGCTTTTGATCTAAGAGTATTATCGGTTTCACTACCACCGCCTTTACCCTTACCACCGCCGCCACCGCTTTTCGCGCCACTAATTTTAAATTCAGACATTTTTAACCCTGATAAGAACCAATATTTTCGATATCAATACCGCCAGAAACCATAACAGAACCAGTTATCACCCTACCGTAAACAAGAGGAACGGGAGCGCCTTGATCATAAACATTTCCCGGACCCGAAAACGAGAAAGAATCTTGTTTATCCGAAGCCACTTCTTCTGGAGAAAGAAGCTGAGAAACACCAGTTACCGCCATAGCGACACCCATCATAGCGATATTACCCCAAGTCATACCACCAAGCAAGCCACCACCAGCCATAATAGGAGCTGCTAGAGCGCCACCAGAAAAGAAAAATGCCATTCCGATAAGCGCTACGCCTAATACAGCCTTAAGAGCGCCACCACCGTTTTTAGCACCTTTTAATTTAGGTAAAATATGTAAATCAGCGCTACCTAAGTTAAATGTATTTACATCTTCTTCGCCTAAATAAAGACCTGTTTTAGGGTCTCCACGAACGATATACCAAGTTCCTTTTTTAATTTCTTCTACAAAGTTAGGTATTTGAGAACCAATAGCTCTAATCGCCTCACCAACGGTAGAAACGTTAAGAGAAAAACTTTCCCCAAATTCTTTCTTTAATTTTCCATGAAGAATAATATTACGCATTTTTACCTTCGTATCTTACCCATTTAGAGGCTGCTCTAGCCCATATACCGACAGGCTCTCTACGTGAAAGTTTAGTAGGAAGATGATGCAAGAGTTGATTATTACCAACAAACAAACCAGCATGATTCATCTTTTCGGATTTTACAGCTATCAGAAAACCATCACCGGGTTTAGCCTCTGACATAGAAATCTCTCTAAAACCAACTTTTTCTAAATGATCTGTATATAAATCCTTATCACTATTCCACCAATTATCATCACGCGGAACTTCTGGTAATTCAATTTTATCAAAGGGCCATTCGATATCTTGAGCGGCGCATTCTTCCTTACCCAATCTAAAGGTATCGCGAATAAGCGAGTAACAATCAGTTATACCGTGCATAAAATTTCTACCAATAAGAGGCTCTATAGGTGTATTAGCTCCCCACATAATAGGTTTTTGCGTAACACGATCACCATCGGTTACTATAATTCCCCAAGGAACGTTACTGTTTAACTGACCAATCATATCTTGCTCAGAAGGAAAATACGGACCATTTGGATGCGAATGAAGAATGCATTCCAACTTACCTTTATTAGAAAAGGTCATAAATTGTTTAGGGTCTATTTCGAAGAATTTTTCAGGGTCTTCTGCTATATTTTTACAAGGATAGTATTTATCACTCACAACAATACCGCAACTTTCTTTCGGGTATTCCGAAAGAGCGTGATTATTGGCGGCTGTTATAACTTCCTGCGAAATCATTGTCTCATTCTCGCAACTCCGGGAAACCCACCAAAAGGTAAAGGATTACTCGCGCCAAATCTAAGTTTACAGTCCGATATTTTTCTACCACATTGATCGTTAGGCGCTGTAGTTACGATACCTTCTTTTGTATAGTAGGCGCTTGCTGTATAAGGACATTGAGCTTTAGAATAATTAAAAGTTCCAGTAGTTTGATTATAAACTCTATATCTCCAAAGACACGTATCTCTAATAATGTGACGACCCGGAAGTTCTTTACCTTCTTGATCGATTGCGGCTGAAAGTTCCCATTCTACATAAATAGGATTTTCGGATACTTTTCTTTCCACATTGAAAACATCTGGTCCGTAAAAAGCAGCCGCGTCCGCTTCTGGTTGACCATCTAGAAATCTATCAAAGGTTCTAATTCTTTGCAGTTTACAACCTAAAAGATCACCATAGGTGTTAATAATGCTTTGAACAACACCATTTGTATTGGATATCTTAACTCTAGGAGTTGGTAAAGCGCCAGAACCGTTCATTTCAAACCCTGTCATTTCAAGATCGATAGGTTCATACGTAACACCGCCATAGACGATTTTAGCAGAACCAGTAGTTCCTTGAACAAAGTTTAAAACGGGTCCACCTATTGAACTTGTATCTAAAAGATACAGAGAAACAATAGCTCCGGGATTAAGTGATTGGGCAACGGATTCAATAGCTGTCATAGAACCTATATCGCCCTTTTTAATCTAAAAGTCAATTAGATTTCTAATGTAAAGGACTGTTCAAATTCAGCAGTTACAGTAACAAAACCAGACTTTTCTTTTTTATCGCCCCAAGTTTTACATCGCCATTTTACAGGCGTAGATTCATCTGATGGCGTCCAATAAAAAGATTGATCACCACCACGAGCAATAAGAAAGTTTTTAATAACATCTGCCTCCGTTGGAGTCATCATTTCCCAAGTTAAAGAGAGGGTTCTTTTAATATGATTCAAACCGTCTCTAATTGGTTGAGAGTAACCATCACCAAAATCAGCCTCTCGAAGTTTTACCTTCGGAGTGTTTGAAGTTCCGGGTGATGGCGCTCTAGGTGGTGCAAAAGTTGTTAAAGCCATTATCTTCTACCAGAGTTTAAAAAGTTGCCCGGACGAGCTTGTTTCATAAGTTCATCTACGATAACCGCTCTCATTTGATTTTCAACCTGTTTCGAAACCTTTTTAGCCAGATCATCATTTTGTTCAGGTGAACCACCATTAGCATTAACGGTTACATTCGATGTAACGCTAACACTTTGACCACCAGCACCGCCTTTTTTCATACCCATAGCTCTCATTTGCTCTTTAGTAAAGACGCCTTCACCTTCTTTAGCAATGATCGGAACTTCACCCGGTCCAATACCAAGACCACGAATAATATCACCGCTATGATATCTAGGAGCGCCTATAAACGCTGCGGGGTTAGCGAAGGAGTTTCCTAAAGAACCACCTGCGATACCGCCGCTATGAGCCATTGCAAAAGGCATCTTACCAGCACCACCACCTTTAGAACTCATAGCAGCTTTACCAGCACCACCCTTACCACCACCACCACCAAACATATTGGACATGGTGTAACGTAGCATTATTTTTACTATATCCTTGGTGATACTAGCTGCAAGTTGTTTCCAATTGGCTTTTCCGGTTGTAAAGAATTCAGCAAGCGCATCTACACCACCATCTAACCAACCAGTCATAGACTGTTCTATGTTCTTACCAAGATCATTCCATTGCTTCATTTGCTGACCAATAGGACCAGCAGAAGCCTGTTCTTGACGCAAAAGTTTAATTCTTTCGGTTACAGCTTGTTCAACCATAACTCTTTCTTCGGCTGTTCCTTTGAATTCAGCCAACATTCTTTTTAATTGGCTAACTTCTTCATTTACAGCTTCGGAACGAGAAGTGTTTTCCGACAGTAAGGAGCGACGAAGTTCACGATTTTTTTCCGCTAATGTAGCGGATTTTTCGATTGTTTCCGTAGCTCTGAAATTACGCTCCGCATTTTTCTTTTCTTCTATAGCGGCTCTATAAGCGGAAGAATCTCTTCCGTAAGCAATTTCAACTGCATTAACGTATGCGTCCAATTCGGACATATACGAACGAAGAGAGGATGAAGATTTTTGTTCTGTAGGGTCAGAAATTCTAGCAAGAGCCTCTATCTTACGACGAGAAAGTTCCTCTTTTTTCTGTCTAGCATCTTCTTCGGAAGAAATCGCTTTTGCTCTAGCTTTTTTCTTCTCATCGAGTTCCGATTGAACAGCATCCGCCTTACGAGCGCCCTCTATAAGCTTCTCGTAACGTTTACTGGTATCGTCCGTATCAGAACCGAAATCACCAGCTTTAATACGTTTTCTGATTTCCGCTTCTTTTTGACCCCAGTTTTCCATAATATCACCAGCCTTGGCGGTATCCTGACCAAGTTCACGCATGGTTTTAGCAAGCTCGTTATTAGCCTCAATAAGAAGACGCTTGTTTCTAATCGCGTCGGCTTTATCTAAATCCTGATCAGCAATAGGCGATATATTTGTAGGGTTTACTAATTCAGAAGCTTTCCATTTAGCAATATTAGAATCAACACCAGCACCTGCTGAAATAGCATAAGCATCACGAGCAGCCTGCATACGGCCCGGACCAGATTGTTCCGCAGCCCATTTAGCTGGCTTTTCATAACCATTCATAAAGATACGAGCGGCTTCTTCTGGCGTAGCTGCATTTTTCATAGCGGCTAAAACACCGGAATACTGAGTAGTTAATTCATGCATGGTGAAACGAACTTGAGCTAATGGATTTCCATCAGTCATACCCATTTTACCAGCAAATTGTTTTAAAGAATCCCAACGCTCATTATGCCACTGACCGAAACCAAAAGACGTTCCGTTATCACCAACACTTTTAGGATTTAGACCACTCTCTTTAACAAAATTACCAACAATCGCGGCAGCAACTTTAGGGTCAGCACCTTGACTGATAAACATTTCGGTGACTTCTTTCATAGAAGATTTTACACCATCTGTTATAGCACCAAGATTAGACTGCATACCGGTCATAAATTGACCGCCTAAATTACCAATTGACGAACCGGTTCCCTCGACATTTGTTCTAAATAAAGCCCAAGAACTATTCATCTGATCAATTAGACCGATAAATCCAGTGGCATTATTTTTCATCTGAGAACCAAAAAGGTTTTCATTTAAAGATTTAGCAACGTTATCAACGCCTTGTTTACTTTCCGCAAGACGTTCTTTAATACCAATAAGTTTCTCTTCAAACGGGGAAGCTTTTGGTCCTTGTCCGTAATAAAAACCTTGGTTAATTCTCATACGAATTTTGTCTATATCAGACAAATGACCATATTCGGCTTCAAAAAGCTTTTCCTGCTCTTTTTGAAGAACCGATTTTGAATCCTTTTCAAGATCATCTTTACCTTTAAGAAGGTCTTGAAGCTCGGAAACTTCTTTTTGTGCCGTTATAAGTTGCTCAATTACTTCACCAACCTTACCGTTAGTAGGGTCTCCGTATCTTTGAGCTTCTTTAAGTTGATAAACCAACTTAGCAACTTCGCCTTGAGCGCCGCTCATTTCAGCGCGATATTCTGCACCTTCCGACCTAACACGTTCAAGATGTTGTTCGGCTTTTTGAAGAAGATTTGTAACGTTTTCAGGCTTACTAACCGTTGGCGTTTCGATCTTCATAGCAGCAGCGGCTTCTTTTTGACGCTGTAAATCATTCCAACGTTGAGAAAGAGCGCCTTGAATAATCTTAGCATTCTCCGCAATCGTTTGATCGGAAGAATTTAAATCTTTAGCATTATCATCAATAAATTTTTGGACAATTTTTTGCTGATCGGTGTAGAACTGTTCGACAGCATTTATTCTTTTACTCTTATAATCCAAATCTTCTTTTTCGGTAGTCTTATTAGCCTCGCTAAGAAGCTTTCTATTCTCCTCATGTTTTTGAGCAGAAAGTCTACTTTCTTCGTCATAGATTCTTTGAACTTTAGAAAACTCGTCATCGAGCATTCTTTCACGTTCGCGAACAGATTTTTCCTGTTGACGTTTTTTAAACTCAAAAGAGGCAACTTCTACGTCTCCGCGAAGTCTGGACGCTTCTTCATATTTCTTAGTGGTATTTTCTACCCACTCTTGTTCGAATTCGGCATCAAGTTTTGCTTTTCTATCAGGACCGCCAATATTGTAAAGGTTTTGTCTTTTTCTTCTGCTTATAAAACTTTGTTTTTTACCTTCATAAGCTTCAAAATCCTTAGCTTCTTTTTCTAACTGTGCCGCTTTTTCATAAGCAAAACCTTTAGCGCTGGCTAATTCTTCTTCACTAGCAGCGGTAAAGTCTCTCAAAGTCTTAATAGCGTCCTCACCCTTACTAGAGAAAAGACCAAAATAAGAAGCAACTCCACCAATAGCTAAACCAAGAAGAGGAAGATACGGGGCAAAAGTAGCAACAGCGGTTCCTATCATCATAAAACCGGTAGCGCCACCAGCTAAAGCAGCTCTAAGTCCAACAAAAACACCCGTTGCGCCAGAAGCAGCGTTACCAGCTACGGTCAAAGAAGCCGCTAAGGCTCTTTCAGCAGCCAAACGACGCATTTCAACCCAAGTTGTTTTAAGAGCGGAACCTATATTCATTATACCGCTAATAACAGCACCGCTACCCCACGCAACAGCCATAGTTACTGCGGTAGAAATAATCTCACTTTTCCACTTAATTACCCAATCAACAAGTTCTCTACCTCTATTGATGATATCACCAGCGGCTTTACCAAAGTCACGAGCTAAAACAGATGCGGCATTAGAAGAAAGATAATCATTAAGATCGCGGACGTTTTTCATTACCGCGTCCATAAATCCAGCATTACCAAATGTAATGGCAAGATTTTGCATTTGCGTTTTAAGCAATGACATTTGACCAAAGAATGTTCCCATCATTCTTTGAGAAGAACCACCAAAGGTTCTTTCAAATTCACCAAAAAGCAAAGCTAGAGACTTCTTAGCGTCAACAGTTCCTGTAGAAATCTTTTGAACTAATTCGCCATATGTAATACCCATAGAACGAGCCATTAATTCAGTAGCGCGAGGAATTGCTTCGCCTAATTGTTGGCGAAGTTCTTCCATCTGAATAACGCCCTTACCGGACATTTGTGAAATAGCCAAAGTAGCTCTATTAAGAGAGTCTTCGCTACCACCAAAAGCAGCAACAGAATCCATCAATGATCTTAAAGAACCATTAAGAGGGTCAATACCGGTAGCTTTAATCTTAACAGCACTATCGGCAATAGCTTGAAGCGAAAAAGGAGCTTCTTTAGCCATATCACGAAGTTGTCTAACTTGATCAACCGCATCTTTCATCGGGTCTACAGCGGTAGACATAGACTTCATAAGCATGGTCATACGCTGAAATTCAGCATTGGTTTTTACAATATAACCAACCAAACCGCTTTGCATAGACGCGACTTTAGAAAACGCATAAGAGGCTAGACCTAATACTATAGTCAGATCGCGCATTGTAGAAAGAAAGCTTTTGGAAACGTCGTGCGTTCTTTTAATAGAGGTAAACGCAGCGACGTTTCCGTCAGCAAGCTTTCTAACTGAATTACCAGCAGCAGCAGTCGCTTGCGCCCATTTTTCAATAGCAGGGTGAGATTTTAGAACGTTTCTATTGAATTGCTCAATAGATTCTCCAGCATGAAGAATCTTTGAGGTAAAAGAGCCATCAGAAAGTTCAAGTTCTACACGAATACCAGCCATTAAAGCACCTTAGAAAATTTAATTTATAATACTACAACATGGAAAGTTTAGAAAGAGCCTTAAGCTCCTCTAGTCCTTCTTTATCATAAGTTTCCTCAAGTGATGGTTCTGATTTATAAATTACTATCTTTCCAGTTTGGTCTCTAAGATCATCAAAAAGCTCTTCTAGACCACTACCAGTCATAGACCTTGATATTATTATAGCCGTTCTAATATCATCACCAGCTTTTATTCGATCTATATTTTTATGAAGTAACCAAAATGAACGAATAGGTATATTTCCAAGTTCGAAATAACCAATAGAATAGAAGTTCATAACGCGAGAAAAAAGAAACCCAAAATCAAGAGATTCAATTTCTCCCGCGTCTATTAGTTTCCCGAATTAGAACTTTCGTCAGCAATAGCGTCCGCTACTTGCTTTTCTCCATTAGCTGTTCTTGTCATTTCAAGAATAGCGTTAAGCTTCACAAGTTCCAGTTTCTTAAATTCTTCTGCCGTAATAGTCGGAAAAGCTCGCGTCAAAATACCAATAATTACGTCTACTTCCTGTTCAAGACCTGCTTCGACTGGCATATTTTGAACAGCCTTTGTGTTCTCAATAAAATCCATAACCGTTGCAGAGCGCATCTTATGCTCTTTACCGTTCATTTTAATAATGAATTCGGTTTCCATTGAAAGGTCGTCAAGATCAAGATAGGTATTTTTTTTCTTCGCGTTGTTAGACATATTTGTTCCTTAAATGAAAATGGGCCACGATGACCGTGACCCACTATATTCATTTCTAAAAAGAAATCAAGTATTAGGTTGCGCTATCGTCACCAATAACGAACAACTCGCCAGTTGCGGGGTTTGGATAACCATTGAACTCGGAGTTAAACACTCTTTCTTCTTCGTTCTTAAAGGCAAAGTTCATCGAACCGGCTGTAGCAGCAAGAGGAATAACAATGTCTTCGGACTTATCACCAACACGATCAAGAGCAATCGGGCGAATAACAAGCTTCTTAGCGAGTTGAAGCAAGTTAGCACCAATGTTTGTAGGAACAGAAACTTTAATTTTTGAAGGGTCAACACCACCGGTAAAGGTAGCAGCGCCAACAGTAATGTTAGCTCCGTTCTTAGCCAAAGTATATGCGTTACCCGCCGTTCCAAAAGCACGAGCGGTAAGTGTAGCAACACCAGCGGCGTTAGTAGCAACCATATCACTCGACAGACGGTCGTTTACAGCAGCAGCCAAAGCAGTAGCGGCGTCAGCAATGGTAGCTGGAAGTGGGCTAATATCGAACGGACCAGTCTTTGTTGCGGTAAACTTAAATACGCTACCGTTTACAGTAACAGTATTACCTTCAATTGGAGGGGTAGTTGCGAACGTAACAGTGCTGGAAGCTTTAGAACCACCAGTAGCAGTCATCGTTGCACCCGGAAGAACAGCAATGGCGTTATACAGTGTAGTTTCAGCAAGAGGAGCTTTAACCATAATTGTTCGAGCGGTAATAAACTCAGCAATAGGAGTCTTACCGAATTGATCTACTTCCGACTTATAAGTTTCGGTAGCGACAGTTACTTCAACCCCGCCCTTGGTGTAGCCAAGATCAAGACCGCCGAAGTAAATACGGCAAACGCCAAGTTTCACATTTTTTGTATCAGACATAAATATTATCCTTTTACGGAGTGATCAGAATTGATTTTCTGTATTCTACAACGGTTTTATACCAATAGTCAAAACTGTTTATGTAGAAATATGAAAAAAAAGTTCAAAATTAATACTCCATTCGATTTCACCACCATCAGAACGTGGGTAATTGATAGGTAAAGCCTCTGGAAATATTTGATCTATTACAAATTCTACTTTACCAAATTGATTTTTATACTCTCTTCTTCCGTAATCGGTATATTCCTTAAATATTCTATCAGATAGTTCTTTGCCTTCTAAATAATTTGGTGCTCTAACTAGAATTTGAAGATTAGACTTATAACGTCCGGGAATATAAGGGTCGAATTTAGGAGGACGAGCTAATGGTAGCTTAATTAATATACCGCTTTTAACAATGGAAGGCATAGATGATACAAAAATATCTGTATCAAGTATTCCAAAACCTTTATCTTCAAGCTCTTTAGCTAAAAGTTGTAAATTCATAAGTGCCATTCCCTATTAACAACTTGCATTATAGCCTTATTTAAAGTTTCTTCATAATCCTTAACAGCTCTTTCAAGAAATTTTTCACCTATATATCGACCGGGATTTGAGTTTCTTTTAGCGACAGTTCCCGGACCGGGGTTCATTGAGGAGTAATTTTCATGAACATGAACGGCATAAGCGCTAACATCAACGCCGTTTACAACACCACCGACTTCGATATCGATTTGCAATCGACCTCTATAACCATAAGAAACGCTTTTTTTAATAGATTCCTCTAGATTATGCTTGTCAACAGGCGCATTTAAAACCGCTTCTTCTACGATTTTATCAGAAATCCGGTGCATAATTTTTCTACCATTATCCACAACTCTCTCACCGGCGTTTCTAATCGAAGCAGCCGTTTCTTTAGCACCAGATATTTTTACACCAGCTTTCATTAATTCCAAGCTTCTAAATCTGATTCGTAATGATCAAGTGTCCCAAGAACGTCAATTCTAGGCTCTACGGATATAATTCTAAGCGTTATACCGTGAATTTCAACTTTGTCACCTTTATTTGGGCGAATTTTTCTAGAGAAAAGAAATTTAGCCTTTGGTGAAGTTTCCTCTTCCGCATTACCTCTTGTAGCAGAAGAGTCTGTTCTAACGGAAGTCTTCATATCAGCCGTAATTAATCTTACAATTGAAATACCAATTTCTTTAGGTGACGAAAACTTAGGTTCACCAAAAGTATTAAAACCTAAATTTTCATAAAGAACACATTTCGTATTTGGTTTAAATATCATTTTATCACCTTAACAATAGCATCTGAATTAGGATGAAATATTTCAGATTTAATTTCTTCATACATTGGATAAGCGGAACCGGATATTAACGATATCTTCATTCCATGAAATCTTGAAGAAGAATTGGTGTGTTCAATTTGAACAACAGAAACACCATGATCAGCTAAGTCCATCATATAAGTTTCGTTATAAGCCGATAATAAATGCTGTCTCCAAAGCGATCTAACGTATTTCTTAGAAGACCACTTTGCAGCGGCACGGTCGTAGAAGGAAAACTCTAACTCCTTAACATCACCCATTCTAAATTCCATAAGGGATTTTTTGAACGTGGTATTTTTTGCAAAAGAGGAAATTTGTATCTGATAAGCTACTTGCCTAAGTGATTTTACAAGAGTCGCTATGTCTCTTTCAATTTGAATCGTTAATTCTGTAATTAAATAATCTTCTAAGTCGATTAGATGATCTACAGTAGATTCCGTTAAATCTTTTGACAAGTTTACGCTTAAATCTAAATAAACGCTTGTGTGAGCTTCTAAAGCGATTTTATCAGTTTCGGATTTTATAAAATCTCTTTCAGTATCCAAAAAGTTTCTAGCCAAAACATAGGCTTCTTTTTTTACTCTCGCAAAACTCTTAACGGTCGAAAAATCAGAAGAGGAAATAGCAGCTTTATAAACGGACCTAAACGCCATCAATAAAGATTCATATCTTCTAACGGCATAATCAGATATTTCAGAAAATTTACCAGTTATCATGCTCTACCAATACCAATAGATGAATCTAAAAACTCCGCAAGGTAAACAAGAGTGTCTTTAGAAAGACCATAATTTACAGGTTTAATCGATCTAAACATCATAGAGCTTTCACCAACAGTTCTGGATAAAAGACCAGAAACACCAAGTTCGTCGGATTGATCACCTTTTAAAATCGAATTAGCTTCAACAATTTGACCATAAACAAGCGCCTCTCTGAAACGTTCAGGTAATTCCATAAAAGATTCTTTTGTCATTCTAGACAAAGAACCTCTTGAAATAATAATTTCTGAAACCTTTTCACCGGGCCAATTTATAATTCTAGATAAATCTGAGGCATATCGACCCATTTTAAATCTGAAATTATCTAACTTTCTATGAGCGGAAACCAAAGCTAAATACTTTTCATCTTCCGTCGCCATATTCCATTCATCAAGATTTGGAACTTTTGAAGCAACAAGCCTTAGTTTAAGTTCGGAAGCGAACGAGTTAATCGGAACTAAAAGTTTATCAACCGATCTAAGAATATAAAAAACGTTTGAATAAAAAACACCAGATGCGGTAGTTATTTTTAAAGTAACAACGCGCCCACCATCAGCTTTAGTGATAACGTTATGCGTAGCCAATACGGTATAATCGTATTGCGAATCGGAAGGGTTAAAGGAAGAGATAGAAGTTTCAGGAACGAGGATATTATCATCCTCGTCCTTAACAGAAACAGCAAGTGCCGTAGGCACAATTGCATTACCATCAACATCTGTAACAAAAATGCTAACAATTACATCTGAACCTGCGACATACGTATCCATAATTACTTATCACCTTCTACGGTCGATATTTCTTCATCAGATATTTCATCCTCAACTTCCTCGTCAAGATTAGATTGTCCACCCAAATCTTGTGATGGAGTTTCTGATTTCGCTTCACTTTTGACCAAGGTAGTATCCGTAATAACTTCTCTAGAACTTTCATCATTTTCAACCACATCAACTTGTTGAGTAGCAGTCTGTTCAGGTTGAAATTTATTACCTTTTAAGAATTCAGACTGAGCGTTAAGAATATCCTCAATCATAGTATCGATTGATTTACCCTTAATAGACCAAGGCTCCGCAACAACTCTAAGCCCTTTAATACCACCAGCATCTGCGATATCCATAAGCTCGTCATTTGTGTAAAACTTAGAAACGCGAGGTTTGCCAGATTCACGAGCGAAACGCATTTCCTCTTCAATTTTTTCCTGTTCCGTTTGAACCTCAAGAGGGGTAAAAGAAACAGCAGGAATTGTAACCCCACCAATCATTCGATACGCTTCACCGGTGTTTTCCAAATCACCAGTTTCTTCATTAACTAACATTACAGAAATAGAAGCCGCGACACGATCAATTTGTCTTTGTGTTACACTTTCTACAGAAACACCGTTTTCGAAAACAATTTCACCAACTTCTCCGGTGTAGTTTTCCCAACCAGACTGTTTAATTTTAACTTTCATTATTCACCACCAATGATTTGTTGAATGATACCTAGTTCATTCGCTTTAACAAGTTGCTCATAACCGCCAATTATATAGTCTTCAACAAAGATTTGCGGCACACTCTTTGCGTTATTCGAACGTTTAATAAAGGCTTTTTGAAGGTCTTTATTATCCGTAATATCGATATAATCAAATGGAATTTTATTTTCTTCACAGAAAGAAATAGCTTTCTGACAATAAGGGCATTCTTTACCCTTTATTTTACTACCGTATATTTCAATTCTCTTCATATTGACCTCAAAGAAAATGGGCGGGGATTAGCCCGCCCATAATATATAAACTCAAACAAATATTCAAGTTAGATGTTGGTAACACCAGCAAGACGAGCAACCGAATGCGTAGCCTTGAGAGCAGTTCCAGCATACCACTTAACGCGCCAACGAATAGCATCTTTATTCTGAATAGTTCCGATATTTTCAACAACGATACCAGCAGAACCACCACCGTAAATACCATGGAAACCATCACTTTCGTTCAGGCGCAAGGCGTAGATAGAAGCTGTGTTAGAGTTAGAACCGCGAACTTCGTCACCAGTCATAAACTCGTTAACGATGACTGGCATACCATCAAAAGCAGGAACTGGTTTACCAAAGTTTTCGATCATAATCGTAGTAGCGTCGTTACCACCAGCAGAGCGAAGCAAAGCCTTAATAGCACGCCAAGTTCCCGGACGCATCATAAGAACATCAGCACCGTTCTTAACCAAATCCTTAAGTTCGTCGATCATGGAGAAAGTAACAGCACCGCCGTTAGCTCCAGCATAAAGAGTTTGACCAGCAGGCATCAACTTTTTAATACCATCGAATTCTTTAGGATTCACGCCAGAGTCACCGTTAACCAGTGTTCTACGAAACTGACGACCGAGAGCTTTCGATTTAGCAGCAAGTTGGATAGCAAGCTGTGGGTTAGTGTCAGACATAGTGGCGATAGTGAATTTATCCATATCCACGTCACCAGCCATAATCTTAAGCTTGGTTACAACTTCTTCAAAAGTTGCAGCGCCTTCTGGAACAACTTCATAAGGGTCAAGAAACGCACCTTCGGAAATTGTTTTTTCACGGTTATAGACATAAGCCTTACCGTTAACGCCCATAAAAGGCATAAGTGCGAAAAGTTCATCAACGGCGATAATCTCTTCGATAACGCCACGTTCCATTTGTTCCTGAGAAAGTTTCTCAGCTTCTGTTACCAGCAAGGGCATATTTTAACTCCTAAGATTAATCGCCGGGATAGGCTGTAATTCAAATTTGTAACATTCTACCCCGACAATATTAGTTTTGCCAATAGTAAAAATTATTTTTTTACTATTATTTTTATTTTTTTAGTATTATTTCTTGTTTAAAGCCGCTAATGCAGCTCCAATTCTATTTACGCCTTTAGAATCTTCCTGATTTTTATCAGTTTTACTTGCGTCAGTTGTTTTAGACTTTCCACCCTCTTTAAGTCTTGAACGAATAACTGTATCCGCATCAGGGTCAGATTCTACAATCTTTGTGATAGCGGCTTCAAAGTTAAGACTGTTTCCAGATGAATCTACCAACTTTGTTCTATTAGCCGAACCAATAGGTTTATCATAGGCTACAACTACGCCATCCTCGACAGAAAAATGATTACCATAGATAATTCTAGCCTTTGAAGGACTTACAAGTTCTTTAACAAACTTCGAATCGGAGAAAGAAGTGCCGATTGTCAGATCGTTAATTCGGCTTTGAAGTTCTGAAATAGTTTTATCTTTTTCCGCAACTTCTGTTTTAACCTTAGTAACTTCTTTTGTATGTTCTTCCGCCATCATAGCTTTAACGCGGTCAAATTCACCCTTAGCTTCAAGTGCGCTTTTTTCAGCTTCTTTTTTCTCTGCAAGAAGTTTTTTGGCTTCGGATGGGTCGATATCTTCGAAAAGCTTAAGCTTATCTTCAATCTCCTTAAGCTTTGCCTTCTTTTCCATCACCTCTTTAAGTAAAGCGGCTTCTTTATCAGAAGGTGTTGTTTTACCTTCCAACTCTTCTTTTTCTTTTGCAGCCTTTTCAGCGGCAGCTTTTTCTGCTGCAACCTTAGCGGCTTCTACCGCTTCTGCGGCTAGTTTTTCTGCTGCAACCTTAGCGGCTTCTGCGGCAATTTTTTCTTCTTCGCTCATTTTATACTCCTAAGCCATTCTCTCGGCTTTTTTGGTTTTGGTCTATCTCTCGACCGATTACTTCGTTGTAGCGGTTACTTGTCCTTGACGATTGTTCGTTTGAGGATTTTTCTTCGATACATTGAAGGTTGCTGCTGGCTGACCGCTCAGATTCACTTCTTCGAGATCAAGCCATGTTTTGAGTTCGTTTTCTAATTTTATTTTCAATTGAGCTGATATTCTTGGGAAAAGTTTATCAATAACCTGTTTCATTTGTTCGCGACGAAGTTCTTTCGGCGCGTCAATTAATCCAAGTCTTTCCGCAATTGAGAATTCGTCATAGAGAGAACGAACATCAAAGGATTTAGGATATCTAATTAATTCTTCTTTTGGCTCTTCTTTAGAATGCCAAGATAAAATTAGATTTACCAATTTATTTTCAACGTTTTCCAGAGAAGCTGCTTTTGCAACCAAAAGAGAATTAACTCTTTCAAAGTCATAAGCCTTAGCGACACCGGACGAGTTATCAATTCCTACAGCGTTATCTTGTTTGGTTCTTTCACCAGCCATACCGATAGAATGATAAATTTCAGATATGATTTTGTTTACAACCTCGATAATAATTTGAGCTTGGCTTGGGTCTGGAGATATATACTCCGGTCCTTTACCACCTTCGGCATCGTAGGTAAAAATTCGCTTAGTCCCCATTTCAACCATTTTTTCGGTAATATCTTCGTCCTTACCAGATGCTGTAGATGGTAAAGATTGAGTAGGGATAACAAGCTGCGAAAAAGTTTGATCTTGAATAATAGCATCCAAGTTTGACATATAATTAGCTGCGGCACGATCAAGATAGGCGATATCGTTAATAAGACCGGGAGAGACGAATTTTTCGTCACCAATAATATGATGTGCTGGAAAACCGGGAACTTTTCCGAGAGCATTAACGCCTTGTTCAACTAGCGATACTGTTCTTTGCTTTCTAGTATCCAAACCTTCTTCAAATAAAAACCACTCAGAAGAGGTCCACAAACGATAACGAGGCATAACAAGACCGCTAGAATCAAAAGGGTCTTCGTCGTCTCTATAAGTTTCCTTAACCAATACCCAATTTACATTACCGTTTTCATCAAAGGAAGCGTCCATAATGTTTTGAGGTTTAACAAGATAAGCATATGGTCTTACCATTGCTTTCTTTTCATCTTCTTTGGTAAGAATACTTTCATCTTTATTCGTATCAGTAAATACCCAATATGTTCCTAAAATAGAAGTGTTTTTAGAAATAACCTGCATAAACTGATTGATATCAAGACCGCCAAGAGTAGAGTTTTTCCAAAAATCTTTTATTTCTTGAGGAGCATCGATATCGTTTCGATTAACTTCGGCTTTAAATATGTATTTATTAACCAAATCAACCGTTTCTCTAGTATGATTAAATCTATAAGCGCGAGAAACGCGCTGACCATACTCGGAATTTCCTTCTTTAAGATATTGAAAGATATTATCGGTAAACCATTCTCGACCGCCAATATATGTTGATTCAAGAAAATCCCAATGAGTTTTGGCAATAGCGTAGTTAGGGTGTCTACGATTTATAAGAACTTGTATTTTCTTTTTATCAATTTTAGCCATTTTAATTCCTCAAAGAATATTAATAATAACGGAATATTTTCTTTTTGCCAAGTTAGATAGATACGCCAAGAATTTTAATATTCTTACTAGGAAATTCAATATCAATGCAGTAACCCAAAGCATCAGCAGCGTGTTCTACACCAGCAGACTTATCAACCTCTCTAGAACCGGGTTTATAAATGGTCTGTTCAAGAGCGGTTATAGTCTCCTTACATTTTTTGTCAACCCTCATACGAATGCCGCCATCCGCCGATTTAAACATTCTATTAACGGCGTTTACGCGATCAGCTACTTTAGGGTGCTTACGTTTATATTTAATCTTATTAAAACCAGCGTCTCTAAGAATATCCAAATCCGATTCACCACGAGTATGGCTTCTATTTTGACCAGCAGGGTCTGGATAAACGGTTATTCTACGAAAATATCTAAAATACCGACGTGATAGTTCATCTGCGGTTTCCTGAGTGTTGGATGAAAGCAAAATACATTCATCAACAACCCATATTTCGCCATTCGGTTGAGGCTGCATAATCACAGAAGACATAGGGTCGTTGTTAAAGTCCTGACCAATCCAAATAGGAAGTCTAGGATTAAACGGATAATTACCGACGTGTATCTTTCTATCAAAACAATGATAAACGCGCCCGGACATTGTTTCGAACGATGCTTCAAACTCCTGCTTAAAGGACTTTTCATCCATATCGGCACGAGCGTCTTCGATTTCCGATTTCGGAATAAAAGGTGAGGTAATTGTAGGAAACTGCCAAGATTTCCAGTTATTTTTAACCGTAACGCCTTTTGGACTTTTGTATACTTTACCTCTTTGACCCTTCATATAAAGATCATATAGCCAGTTATATGCTTTAGGCGTTCCGATAAACAAAGCTTCCCCTCTTGTAGAGGTAAGAGTTGGTCGAAGAACCTTATTCCAAGTTTCAGCTTTGATATCCTGAACTTCGTCCATAACTAAATAATGCAAGGCGATACCGCGAAGTGTGTCTGGTTTATCAGCGCCTTTTAATTCTATAACCGAACCATTAATCAAGGTTATAGATAGTCGAGTGTCGTTAATTCTAGCTATAAGCTTACGCGGAATAGCTTCAAGTAGTTCAGGCCACATAATAGATCGAGCCATTCGATAAGTAGGTGCTACATACCAAATAAGACGTTTTCTTTGCTCCATAGCCTTTTTAATAATAGTCGTTTTGGATAATTGAGACTTACCCCAACGACGACCAGCGACAACTACCTTAAAACGATGCTCGTTATAAAAAACCTCACTTTGACCATCGTGAAGCTTTAAAGTTTTAACTACTTTAGGTGTTTTCTTTAAAGGCTTTTTGTATTTTGAAAAAGGAATTATCATATTTCTTCCTCAATTAATTCCTCTTCCATCGATATATCAACAATATCAAAATCATCTTCTTCTTCTCTTTGTTGAAGCGCCCGAATTTCTTTTTCGGACAAATCTTCAATGTGAATACCCGGAAGTTCTTCTTCGTCGGTAATATTATCAGCATCTAATATTCTAAGTTGGGCCTCTTGCGCGTTCTTAAGGGCTAGAATAGCAATGTTTAAGGTTACGATATCGTTTTTCTTAGAAGAAATAGGAAGGCTATCTTTAACGGCTTTCAAAATGGTATTCGTAACAAGCTTACGCATCAAGTTAACGGCTTCATAAGAAGACGTTCTTGTTTCTTCCAATCTTTGTAATTTTTTCTCTACAAAAGATTCCGTTTTAGCCGCAACTTTTCGTTCAGCCTCTTCCAAAACTTCTTTTACTCTGGCGTTTTTTCTAACACCATTTCGTTTAAAATACTGAGAAACGGCAGAAGGACTTATGCTGAATTTTTCAGAAATAGCTTTGGCTGTAATATATCCAGCTTCATAAGCCGGAATTACCTCAGCCCATTGTTCTGGTAAAACTCTAGCAATAAAAGCATCATCGGAGTTTTTTTCCGGTGATTCCTTTACTTCAATTTCTTTTTCTTCGTCCATTTTTTTCTCTTAGGATTTGGAGTTCCCAAAACCGTCGTATATAAAGATATATATAAATAATATAATAATATATATAAATATATACGAAGCGCGGTTTTGGGAACTTTTAGGACTTAAAGTCCGATTTTAAAAGTTTGTAGGCTAAAAGTGTCGGATAAACATACTGCTCTTTATCTGATTTATCTAAAATTACCATTCCATGTTTTTCTAAAAATCCGATACGACTTCTAAAAGCTTGATTGGTTACTTTTTTGTAATCAGGAAGTCTCCGGTATATATCGATCAATCTAATTTTTTTGGCATTTTTTTGAGATTCAAAAATAATATCCATAATTTGGATTTGTTTTTGAGTAATTATAAAACTAAGGTCTTCCATTTTTAAACTTCTCATTAGGTTTTTGTAAATCAAACGATATTAAAGATAATCTATCCGGAACAGTTCCTTTTACATCAGGACATTTATAAATACCATACATAGGTGAAGTTAAACAGACCTGATGAAT